TTTCAATCGCTGTCGTGCAGTCAAAGTCCGTCGTACCCGCTTGAATCTTGGTGATCTGGTCAGCGGTGAAGTACGAGAAGATGTTGATTGACGACAAAAACTGGGCAGACGGCGCTTTGACCGTGTTGCCGCTCTGCACCATCGGGATCGACTCAGCCCCAGTCAGCGGTAAGGTCGCTGCGGGCAGTTGAGAGATTTTCTTGCTAGGCATGTCTCTTATCCGTAAATGATGGTGCAGGAAATGGCTTTAGGCCACCCAAGGCAACGGCGGGGTTTGCACGGTCGGCGCAATCTTCTCTTGAATCTGCTGCTCCACCGCAGCCTGTGTCGCGTCCTTGTCCACGCCGTTGGCATAAATCCAGCCAAGCACTTGATCTTGCGTGAGGTCAGCATACGGGGTGAATGACCCCTCTGGAGCCGGTACGCTGCAAGTGCTATAGACGCTGCCGTAGGTGTCTGCAAAGACCCCAGAGCAAGTCCAATGCACGGTGAAAACGACATCGTTGTGACCGTCTTCCTGCGTGTAGCAGTCCATCGCGGTAACAGTCCAAGTGAATACGGTACTCATTGCTTATCCTCCTTCGGCAGATGCGGTTCGACCTGTTCGCGCAATTTTAACCACAAGCCGTGCGCGTTGGATGACGTCGGCAACTGGCCGAGCATATTCACGATTGCCACTGCCTCGGAAAGTTCGACTTTCAGTTCAACGTCCACGGGTCATTACTCCATAGTTTTGATTCACAACAAACGCATACACGACACACGCCGCGAGCGTGAGCATCCACATATCGACCCACCACAACGCCCACACGCCGACCAACTTGATGCCAACCATCACGGCCAGCGGGTCGAACTTGGCAAAGAGTTTCGCCAGCACGGGGTTCAGTTCCCGCCCGCCTTGCTTCAGCACGGTAAGCGTCGTGTACACGTCAGCGGCTTGCAGCACACAGAACAGGATCAGTAGGCCGGTGTTCATGCAGACTAATAACCCAAGGCAAGTGCGTGGACGGTATAAGTTCCCGCAGCCATTGCCAACTGAAGTGCAGACCCGCTTCTCGTGTAGGTTCTTGCAGCCGGTGAACCAAGTGCAGTAAATGAAGAAACCACGGTTGGGCTTACGGCTGTTGAGCAAAGCACCAAATCGCAAAATCTGTCTCCGCCAACCTCGCCGTTGACAACAACAAACCTTCCCAACGAGCCGGCATCATCAAGAATGGTAGTTGCCGTTGATACAGACACACCAGTCTGTCGATTTTCAATCTTAGTTCCAACCTGACTCCCGGTGAACCGCTGATTGCCTGCGACTTCTAGTTTCTGCCCCGGACTCGTCGTGCCGATGCCCAAATTCCCACTCGCATCCAGCGTCATCGCCTGCGTGAACGTGATCGTGTTGCCTGCGGTGCCGGAGGCTGCGTTGTACCAGCGATGCTGGTTGTTAAATTGTTGATATTTTGCTGCGGGATTAGTGCGGATATAAATGTCATTTCCGCTTGAGTTTTCAAAAGAGTTATTTGAGATGTTGAAGTCTTGTTGACCAGTACCTGCTGACGTATACGCATAGATTGCTGCGCCAGTACCGCCAACTTGAAAAGCGTTAATAATATTTCGCCACGCACTCGGCGTCACGCCCAGCCCGAGGTTGCCGGAGGAGTCAAGGGTCATGCGCGTCGCGGAACCATCAAAGTTTGTAAACTTATGCGCGCCAGCAATACCGATATTCAAATCGGTGAGTGAAGTCCAAATCGTACCAATGTTTCCAGCCGAAGCGGTTTGTATGCTAATGCCTTTGTCGTATGTGCCGCCGGTATTTCTAACATCAAGTCTGCTTGCCGGACTCGTCGTGCCGATGCCGAGGCCCGTTGATGTGAGCCGCATTTGTTCGGAGCCGGATACATTAAATGCCAAAGGAAGGTATGACCCAGAGCCGGCGTATGTTGAATAAATAATGTTTGCGCCGCTAGTTGATGGCGACAGACGAATTTGATTAGCGTTTGATGCTGCCGTGCTTGCCCAAATCTCTCCAACAGCCTCAAAACCAGACGACACGCCACCCACAGGGGTCGCCGTTCCAACCCCAAATTTTCCAGTACCATCAAACGTCAGCGCACTCCCGCTCGTCGCCACCTTGGACGCATTCAGATACAGGACGCCGTTGGCGGTGCCGCCGGAGAGGGTGAGGTTAGCGCCCGAAGCGACCGTCATGTCGCGGGGAACGGAATAGCCGTCGCCTGCACCCGGAGCGCGAATCTGCGGGGTGGTCGGGTCTAAAGACAAAACTTCAAAATTAGCCATGATCAGTTACCTCAAACTGGGAAGTAGGTTGTTCCGGCGCTGTCTTTGACCGAATCCACAACCACGTAGGATGTCCCGCCACTATCAAGCACGATTGTATCGCACGAGTAGACCGTTCCAGCGCTATTAGCCACTTGGAACGGCGGCCCAGGCAGCGGGGTTGCCTCGGCGGTAGCCAATGCGATGATGCCGCCTAGCCCAAGGCTGACGGCATTACGCAACGGGACTCCGTAGTATCGAGCCATTAGTTCTGGTTAATGGGCTTGGCGTACACCGTACCGTTTGAGCCAATCTGAATGGCCGACACTCGCCACGGAGCGCCAGTGCCATTCGGCACGATAAACGGAATCGGGGTGTTAGCCGGGATCGGCGTGTCAGAAGTCGTCGCAGTGACGCCTTCGCCCACACGGATATAAGCCGCTGTCGTACACCATACGACGACGCCTTCCGGGCCGGGGTTCCACGCGGTCGTTGAGCCTGCGGTGCCGGTGTAGTTGGCGCTGTAGGCGGGATAGCCGTCAAGGGGGTTCAGCAGTTCCATTTTCATTCCTCAGGCCAAATACTTGAGTTTGTAGATAGTGGATAAAAACAGGGCGAAGATGCTATCGAGCAGGTTTTGCAGGGTAGCGTCGTCTTTGCTGACGACTTTATACCGCATTTCCTCTAGGTCTTTAAGTTCCTTTTCCAAAAAGTCAAGCACGTTGTTCGACTTCTGGGCAGAGGCCAACACGATAGGGCCTATGAGGCCGTATTTGCCCTGATAGGCTTCGGCAAAGTCGTCCGCGAGCGGAATAATGCCCTCATAAAACTTTTGCAGGGCTTTGTGCTTTGCGTAGTTACGGGTATTCAAGTGGGTGCTGTGGGTCACATCCCGAGCCAAGAACAGCCGTCCAATAAAGACTTCGCAGGTCATTGCGGCGGTAACTCCATGCCCATCTCAGGCGGCATCATTTCGGTTTCACGTGAAACAGGCGCTACGAGGTCAGCAGAGGACAACATACCGCTAATCGTACCCATCACTATGTCCTGAATCTGCTCTTCGCTCATACCGGCCTGAACAGCGCTAATACGCTTGGTTTCAGCGTCATAAGCCTTGATGGAGGCTTCCTGCTCCTTAATTCGCAGTTCGGTCGCTTCCATTGACTGGCCGACGCGCTGGATCATCTCTTGCATCATCTGCATTTCCTGACCCATGACTTCAATCTGCTGGTTAGCAGCCTGCAACGCCGGGTCTTCATCCGGGTCGGCAAGGAGTTTGGGGTCAATCGTCTTAGCCAGACGTTTGGCAATCTCTTGGGCGCCCGGCCAATCCATGTTCTTAACGAACAGGTCGCCAGCCACCTGCCACAGCGCCGGATTCGCTTGGAGAATCTGCGACATGGCTTCCATCGCTTCCTGACGCTTGGTCAGGTAAGACGGACCTGTAGTTACAGCAACGTCGTACTTTCCGACAGACGGGTTGTAGATTTTCTCAATGACAACGCCAGCCTGATCCACGATCTTACGGACAGGCTCTTGCTGCATCGGGTCAATACGCACCGTACCCGTCTCACCGTCAATACCGATGATTCGGGCAATACGCTGGGTATCGTAAATCTTCGGAATCAAGTCCACGAGTTGACGCGTGACGTAGCGGATAGCGCGGGCAAGGTTATCGACGTAGTGATATGACCCCGTATCGCCCTGACGTTCACGCGCCAGAATGGCTCTACCCGACCGCTCGTTAGACGTGGCGCCCAGGCTAGAGTCATAGTAGCCCGTCGTGGACTTAATATCGTCCGACGCGCCCATCTTAGCCTGAATCAAGCCCGTTTGAGCAAGGGGCGGAGCAGCACGCTGCGGCAACGGCATTGCCGAGCCAGCGCCGTCAGTTACGTCAGGATTGACCTCAAGGTACGGCCAGTTCTGCGTGTTAGCCGTCTTCCACTGATGCTCGTATCCCTCAAACTGACCGCCATAGCCGATAAACGGCGCTTTGGGGGCCAAGGCGAGCATTTCCGCCTCTTGGGATACCCAGTAGTTGTACATGCGCTGCGCGTCTTTAGCGTTACGCACAAGGCCGCTGATATAGATACGGCCTTCTACTTCGTATTCGTTACCGACCACGCGAATGACCGGGATATGCTTACCCGGCCAGTCCTGCTCTTCTAGGATTTCGTAGCCGTTGGTTTTTAGCCACTTGATGCGGCGAACGTCTACTTCACGCGTGCGGACGGGCTGCAAGCCCATCATTTCCAACTGCTTGGCTTCGGGTGACCCGGCAAACGCCGTTTGGTTCCCCGGATAGAGGTTTAACTTCGCTTTTTCGTAGTAAGCGTAGAAGTATTCCGCGATCCGAACGGAGTTATCCGTAATCCATTGCGCCAGATTCTCGTCACCAGTACCACGCTGCTGGATCGACGAGATTGGCTCGGCGTCAGGAAAATGACGCTCAAACTCCTCACGGGGCATGTCCTCAGTAATGAAACACCACTCGGCATCCGACCCACAGGGGTCTTGGATGTGAGGGTCCATATAGACCGAGAACGAGTTTCGCACACGTCCGATACGAATGTCTTGGTCGAACGTGTTGTCGTCGCAGTATTCCGTCAGGATGCGGATATAGCCTTCGCCATACGTCACCTGGTTCTCACAGGCGGTGTCGTAAGCGACATCGGCGTCCGAGATGTATTCGATATGCCGAACGATGCCGTCGAATACTTCTGCGACCTCAATATCGGCCTGATCATCAACCGGAATAACCTTGCCCGAGGGACGGTTCTGGCGCTGGTCGTTCGTGACCTGCCGAACGTGCTGGGGCAGTTTGTTGATGGTTAGGCAGGGACGCGCATTGATCGTCTGACCCTGCACTGCGCCACGGGTGGCTAACACCTCTTGCGGCCACTGCCAGCGGTTATCCGGGGAACCTGCCATAAAGCGCAGGTCATCAAGTTCGCTGTCGCGGGACTCGCTATACGCCGTCAGGGACAACTGCATACGGGTACGCGCTTGCGAGAGGATGTCCCCCGCATCGCGTCCACGGCGGGACTGCGGCGTATTAGCGACCTGAGCCGCTCCCTTCATCCCTGTCGGGTCTTTAGCCATTACTTGCCCTTCTTACCCTTGGCCGCAGCGCGGCGCTTAACGGAATAGGCGATGGCAACAGCCTGCTTCTGCGGCTTGCCAGCCTTTATTTCCGCCTTAATGTTCTTACGGAAAGCACCTTTGCTTGCCGACTTGACTAAGGGCATTAGCCCATCCGTCCACGCGGTTTAACGACCGGAGTCGGGCGGAACGCGACCGTCGTGCGGATCATGTCTTCGTTTACCCGACGCGGAGCGCGGGGAGCGGGCATACGCGCCTTGGGCTGACGCGAGCCAACGATCATGTCGCCAATCGTGGCGCCGGGAGATACACCAACAGGGCCGTACTTCATGTCTATTTCCTCTTTTTGGCCGTTTTGGCCGATTGACGGAACGCTTTAGCAGTCGGAGCGCCTTTGGCACCCGGTTTACGCATCTTTTCGCCAGAGCCCGCAGCAATACGTGCGCGTTTTCGGTGAATATTACTGTAGAGGCCCGGTTTACTAGCCATTAGTTGCACTTCCATCGTCGCATTGAGGCACGGGCACGGCTGCCTTTAGGGCTTTTGGCCGCGATTGGACCCATTCGGGCACAGAATGACCTTTTACGGCCTGCTTCTGCCTTACTTTTGGGGTTTGGCGCAGGCGCTTTTAAGTTAGACCCAGTAGCGCGGTTGTACTTTGCTCGACCCTTGGCGGTTAGGCCAGCGCCCTTAGAAACAGGCTGCTTTTCGCCACGGCCAACGGAGAGCGATACCGACTTCTTAGCCACTCAAGCACCCATCCACGACGAGAGCATCTCGCCGCGTCCTGAAAACCTACGCTCGATTTTAACTCTTGACTCCCGACTTGCAACAGGGTACGCGAAAGTTACCGCCAGCGCATCTGCCGCGTCAGGGGAGGCCAAGCCTCTAGACTTCATGTCTTTCTTGGCTTCAAGGGCTATGGCACCCGAGGAATTGGTCTTGTACTGCGGGCCGCATAGGTCGGATTTGAGCATCCGGTCGTTCGGGATCGAGGCGGTACGCAGCCACTGGCGCATATCACCCCACATCTCGGCACGCTTGTTCTGCCACATCGCAGGCTTTGACGACTTCCAGCCAAAGTTAACGCCACGCACCTTGTATCGCTGCTCTTTCAAGCGATCCAAGATGCCGTAGCCGAGGCCGCCTTCGTCTAATACCACGAGCGCAGGGCGGAACTCTTCGATAGCGTCAATTACTCGCCCGACAATCTCCATCGTATCTTCGCCTTTATAGCGCTTAATCGAGACGATATCCCGACCCTGACGCGCAACAATGACCGTGGAATCATTGCCACTTCTAGCCGGATCAACGCCCAATACAATCGGAGCAGTTTCATCCTGGTATTTAGGGCGGCTCGCCGCTTCGTCCACCATGCTCGGAGAGATGAACTGGTCGTCTCCATCGGCGGGGAACTGTCCATACACTTCGATACGGGCTTGCGGGGAGTCGGAGCCGTATTCTTCGATGATTTGTTCGTAGACCGCTTTGTCCGTGTCTTCGACTTGCCGGGCGTCGATGCTTTGCGTCGTCCAGAAATTCCTTTTCGCGTTGAAGCACTCATAGAAATAGCCCTCGTTTCGGCGTGGGTTGCTAAACGCAAACCAGAAACGGTTTGGCGTGTTCTCAGTAAAGAAGCCTGCGGTCACAGACCAGATGGGATCAGGGATACCCGAGGCTTCGTCGAAGATAACCATCACACCGTCGTGGTTGTGGACACCGGCATACGAGTCGGGGTTTTCTTCTGACCAAAGACGCCCTTCGACAGACCAGTAACGGGTGCCTTTCTTAAGGTCGCGTTCAACGAGTTCAGCAATCCATTTAGCGGGCATCACGCGGGTAGCGCTAATCTCAAACCAATGCGAGTTGATCAGGAGGGCTGCCCACTTAGTGATTTCGGCCCATGTGATCGAGCGCAACTGCGCTTCTGAGTTAGCCGACACAATGGTCGTTGACCCTATGCGCGTGGTCAGCATCCAGAGGATCAGCCACGACACCAAAGCAGACTTACCGATACCGCGACCCGAAGCCGTAGCCATACGCAGAACCTCAAAAGCGGTGGCTTCCTTGTTCTTTTTGATATGGGCGGCTACTTGGCGTAGCACTTCACGCTGCCACTTACGGGGGCCGTGGAAATGCTCTAGCGGGGTGCCTTTTTTCTGCCAAGGAAAAACGAGCAGTACGAACGCCTCTGGGTCGTCCTTAATGGACGGTGACCAGAGTTTGCTCATCAGCAACTCTTCTTCTTCGGCGCTATAGATCGGCAGTTGCACGCTCTGGCTCCAGCGTCAGAAGTTTGGCGGGTTGGTGTTCTAGTGCAGGCGGTGTATCCGACACCACTCTTCCCTGAATAACGCGGGATTCCGCCTCTTGCAGTGCCGCGATGATACTGATCTGCGATTTAACATCGACCTGCACCTGGGTCTTAGCGACCCACCCATGCACGTGCTGCAAGAGAGCAAGTGCTGCCTTGCTATCGCCACCAAGAGCCGCCACGCGCAACTGGTTGGCCGCCTCAAATTCACTATCAGCACGACCTTTAGCCTCCGCGATAGCCGCAGCCCCATCCATCTGGCAGAGCCTACGATACTCGGTTGGCAGCATGTCCGCAGCAAAGGCTAGGGCGTCACCCTTCAGCCCGAGTTTGGCAGCCTCGTAAATTTTATCTAAAACCTCCTGAGAGGCTTTTAGTTCCCGAGGCTTGAAAGGGATCGACTTAAAGGTTTCCACACATGCCCTCGACGCGAACCTCTTGCTCGTAGCCTTCACCGTCACACAAAGGTTTATCGGTGTGCCAGCCGTGCCAGACCTTATGGGCGCACCATATCTTATCAGTGGGACGAGTGGTATCAGCCGACCAGAAACAAGACCGGCAAAGGTCAAGGGTTGGCGCAGAGCGTAATGCCGCGACTTCGTTAGGCATATTCGCACTGTAACAGAAGGTTTGGCGAAAAGAAAACAGTTGCAACGTGCAGGATGATCCTGCCGGGAGGCCGCGATCTCGAACGTCCGTCGAGACTGTGTGCCGAGGCGGAAGCGTCTAGGAGTACGTTTAGTGCCTTAGATGGTGGAGTCCTTTCCTTCAGTTACCTCTCGGTCGCTACCAGCGCATCTGGTCAGACGTTGCAAGGGAAAGTTTAATGGGGAATATAAAAAAAATCACAAAATTTTTGTAAGCCCTTCGTAATCGTGACCGGTCACGCACTGGCCCTACCCCCCCTGTTGTTTTGCTGCAACACATTGTTGTGCGTGTACCACAAGCCTGGATGCAAACGATTCTTATGTAGTTATGCAAACAAGAATTGTTTACATGATGTTGCGTAGATGCAACATGTGGCGTTTATGCAACATGGCTATGTTGTTGCGTAGATGCAACAGAGAGCAGGTGTGTTGGTTGAGTAGTACAGCAGGTAGGTCATTTAGGTCATGCCTAACAAAATCCTTTTATCTTTCCATCAACAAATTGACAGTAATAGACATAGCCTAACTCGCATACCTTTTACCTTTTCCCATGTTTTCCAATCGTTTTCGTTCTGCCTAACTTCGCCTAACTTGATGACTACCTAGCCGTCTCGATCTCGCCTAACCTGGATCGTTTCGCATATCTTTTCTCTTTTCCTTTACAAAACCTCTGTTTTGCCTTGCCTAACCTTGCCTAACGTCGCATAACTTCTGCCTAACATACTTAGCAGAATTGCACAGCATCAGGGGTTAGCATCATCTGTAAAATAATCGTTGACACTAGGAAATGGCATAGGGTATAAAGGAATCGTTGACAGACAATAACTACCTGGAGTAACTAGCAATGTCTCTAATCGCTAACAATCGCAAGTTTGACCATTCAGACTTTATTGCCAATCCTAAAAAGTACGAACTGTTTCAGATTGCTCGCGTTGCTTCTCACGTTTTCACAGATAACGGCATAGACGATCTTGAAGAGGGTCGATACGTTTCCGTCCAGTTTATGCGAACCGCCTATAACGGACTCCGCCACAGAGTGGAGCCAGTCTATTCAGTTACCGCAGACGGCAAGGTGTGGGGTGTCATGTTCGCGTCTGGCCTTGCCAGTTTCGTGCTGTGAGGACTCTGCAATGACACAGCGCAAGAATCCCGCCGAACTGCTTACATGGATTGCCGACGCTCTTGCGTCTGGCAAAACGATCTATGTCGCTACCGCAACCCGTATCACTAAGATCACGCCAAAAGTCGCACAGCAGTTTGACGCTGCTAATCGTCCAATTTTTCGCGCATCAGATAAATCCTTATATATGTCGGTCGGTCGTCGTTATGACTGCATTGACTATTGCAACATCACAGCACGGAGCATCTAACCATGAAAAACATTCGTGATTACTACCCCGAGTTTAACGCTATGGATGACGGTCGCTTTCGCTGCCTCGCCATGACGCTAGACGACGGTCGTTATGTAGTGATGACTAACACGGGCGGCATGGACTACCCAACTCACGAGGATTTCATGGTTTGCGTCTACCGTGACGAGGACGCCTTCTGTGACGACCCTTCAACTGGCTTGTTCGGCACGTTTACTTCTGACGACTTCGCCGATATCGACCACGCATTAGGCGCAGCAGAGTTTTGTACAGAGGTGCTGCAATGACTCGCCTATCGTCTGTAACTCTCGCCCTAGCCTATATCGCACCCGTTGCGGGCTACTTTGCCGACGACTATGCCGCGCCTTACCTATTCGCAGCGGGTATCTGCGCTGCCGCTACTGCTGCTCTCTTTTTCATCACTAACGATTAATTTACGGAGACACTAACCATGCAAACTCTCACCGTTACCCATGCCGCCGAAAAGGACTTGCGTTATTACTTGCAAGGCGTCTATTTCGATACGAAACACGGCAAGTTGGTCGCAACTGATGGTCATCGAATGTTGATAGCGTCCGCCTCTGGCATCCAATCGAGCGTTGCGCCTTTCATCATTTCAAATGAGACGCTTGACGCCGTGTTATCGCAATATAAGGGCGATTACGGACGCGGCAAACGATTAGGCGATATTGATATTACCGTGACGGTATCGGATGAAATGACCGTTTCCTTCAATACGCCAATCGGACTCATTTCGGGCAAGCCAGTAGACGGAACTTTTCCAGACTATCGCCGCGTCATTCCAAAGCCCGAAAACGTATTGACTGAAAGCCCTGCCGTTTTTAACCAAACCTATATTTACGAAGCGTTTGACGCAATTTTGGTTGCGCGGAATAAGACGTTAAAAGCCGCGAACAACTACGCCGTTAAAGTTTTCGGTTTTAGTGACTCATGCGGCGTTGTGACTGATGGTTCTGGCGGCGTTGTCGTTATCGTTATGCCGATCCGAAATGAAATCCATAGTGAGTGTGCCGCCGCCGCTTGTCGTGAGGCATTGTCGGAAACCGTAGTCGATACGCAGACCGCTGCTGCTGCCTGATAGGTCGAAACGCCGTGAGGCGTCCGGCAGTAATGCTGCCGCTGATGAGACCAACTAACTAGGAGACTAACCATGCAAGCCGAAAACCAATACAACGGTTGGACAAATTACGCCACATGGCGCGTTAACCTTGAGATGTTCGATGGACTGAATCTGCGCGACCATTTCGACGGGTTACCAGAAGTCTGCGACGTTGCGCGATGGGCGCAAGGCTACGCGGAAGAAGTCATCGATGCCGCATTGAGCGAGCCAGTCGGTATCTGTAAGTGGACGCGGATGCTGACACCCTCGGACATTGTGGACGGATGGGCGCGAGCCTTTCTGGATGACGTCAACTGGTACGAAATCGCCGAACACTTACTGGACGCGATCCGCGACGAGGTGGCCGCATGAAACGCTACA